TTATTGAGGGTGCCGAACCTTTCCGGTGTATGAGGGATGTTGTTCCTGTTGTAAATACTGGATCATACTCTGTAAGATTTGTAAAAGGAGAAGCTGGAACCTATGCGGGTAAAATCGCAGAAGGTGGTGCTATTGATATTGATACTCAAACATATGAGAAACAAGATATCACTATCGATAAATATGGTACTCGCCCATTAATTACTAATGAATTGATAGAAGATTCGCTCTTCGATATCATAGAATTAGAACTTAAGAAAGCAGGTGCTCGTATGGAGAATTGTCTTAACAGGCAGATTCTTTACCAGATGGTTCAAGGTACTTACAAATTTGACACTACGACCACAAATCCGGCAGGGACTCACATAGCGATCTCTGATATTGCCCAAACCGTTGGTAAAATAAAGAAATTGAATTATCTTCCAGATACTTTGATTTTGCATCCAACTGCTGAGGCATATCTGTTGCAAGACTCGAATCTAGCGTATGGATCATATGCTGGCGGAACAGAAGCTCTTAGAAGTGCAAGTGTAGGTAGCAAAATTATGGGATTAACTCCATATGTTTGTACCGTAACTGATGCTGCATCTCCAGTATGGGATGACACAACTGCTGCATCTGATGTTACTGGAATAGTACTATCAAAAGCAGATGCTGGTGTTCTTTGTATGCGAAGAGATCTAACCGTCGAGAAGTATGATGACCCAATCCATGATCTTATGGGAATAGCTATTACTATGAGATTTGGAACTGACGTTCTTCGAGAAAACGCTGGGGCTTGGATCTACCACAAGTAGATTTAACAAACTATGTTTTAATGTTTTCTGTTTTTTAATGTTAAATTAAAATAAACGAGGTTGGGGTTATGGTAGGAAGTAAAATCCCAGTATTAGAAGTCGAAAAGTTTAAAATCTCTAATGATGGACGTGGTATGGAATGCTATTGGGACGAAGCAAATTATTTTTCAGGAGCAATAACAACTACTATACATGCGTCAGGAGCAGGTTTAGATGCAAATAAACAAGCTTTGCCAGCAGCTAGTACAATGGGCTGGGCAGCTTTAGATTTGGTATCTGGATCTAGTACTTTCACAGGGTACATTCCTGTATACAAACTTAAGTGGTAAGTAAATGTTACATGGATATGGTGAAAATCAAAAGTGGCTGAAAATGTCTTACGAAGAGGATAGACAGAAAGCTCTATTAGATAGAGAAGGATATTCAACTGCCGAATTAGAGGATCTAGAAGTGTCGGCACCGGAAGGTGGTGGTTCAACAAATCCAAAGACTTGGCAAATTTGGCAGGATCCATTTCCAGTTAATGTATCTGTGAGAAGTAAGAGGAAAGTTTATATTAATAAGCTGATACCAAGAATAGGAGAAGCTAGTGATTAGAAATGGCAGATTATGATCCAACAATGGTGAAAGAAATGGATGTTAGAAATTTCTTTTCTCCTCCTCTTGATTTTGATGATGTCCCTACTGCGGAGATTCTCATTAAAATAGAGTCTGTAGAAACATATGTTTCACAAGTTTACGAAGTAACTGGATCTGAAGGAAGAATACCTACTCTGTTATTGATAGCAGCTAAAATAATTCAAACACCAGATTTAGCTAAAAAATATTATACTTTAGCTGAAGAGCAATTAGGTGATTATAGATATCTGATGGCGCAACCTATATCAAGAGGTACAGATATTCAGTCGAGTCCATTTGTAATTTCAAGGACTTGGGAGCGAATGGGATTGGAAATTCTCAATGCCATAGCGACTAGCCGTTGGAAGATTTATAAAGCGAATGACTAGATATATAAGACCAGATACAAGATACCCAGAAAATTGGAACAGGCTACGTTTTGCAATATTTGCAGAATACAATTACAAATGTGCAAAATGTCAGGCGTATTCTAAAGGGGATCTTCATTTACACCATATAATACCTTTAGGTTATGGCGGTACTAATCATAAGGGGAATTTAATTCCATTATGTAGTTCTTGTCATAAACATGTTCATTACTACAATAAAGGGAGGATTTGATGTCTTTCGAATCGCTTTTAGTGCACTCAATTTATTTGAGTACTCTAACAACTACAACAAATGACTTTGGTGAAACTTTGGAAACATATACAACTGGAACAGATGCGATTGATTGTAGAGTGAATCCCCTTTCTAATGCAGAGAGATTAGATAATTCTGGTCTCTTCGACGATGTACGGTATAAAGTTTATATGGATGATGATGAGAGTGTTGTTCGAGGTGATAGAGTTACTTATGATTCTGAACTTTATAAAGTAAAGGAAGTGCAAACTGATTCTTCTACTCATCACAAAACTGCTTATATAGCTCTGATAACATGATCAGCATAAAGATGATTGGAGTAAATCAATATCGTAAAGATTTTATTGGTTTTTCCAATAGATTACCAATACTAACAAAACGAGCATCTAAAGAAATAATAACAAAAATTCATGAGCAAGCAATGGAAAATCTAAATGAGAATATAAGGTGGGGACATTCAGTAATGGGTGATGGAATAGAGCAATCTATGCAAATGATAGATTCTGGTAGAGATTCTATAGAATTGGTTTATACGAGTCCTCATGCATTTATAGTCGAGTATGGTGGAATAGGTGAAGTTATAAGGGAGCAAGGAGTATTTCCTATAGGAGCGAGTCAAGGTAATGTAATGGGGTTTTCACCAAGATTTAAATTACAACAAGGTAAACATTATCTAGAAAGAGCTGTGAATACAATAATGAATAGTGACGATGCAGAAAAAATAGTCACAAAGTATATTTCTAGTGAATTAGGTAAGTTTTAATGTCATCAGAAGCATTTAGAGATATAAGAGGCTACATATGTAGTACTTCAACTATTACAGATTTGGTTAGTAAAAGTGATATAAAAATTGGCTGGCCAAAGGTATTGGATAGTTTTCCATGTATTTTAATGACTCAAACTGGTGGAGTGGATGTAGGTTATTTAGGATATAAAGTAGCACCAGCAGGCTCAAAGTTCAGGAGAGAAGAAACTACTTTCCAATTAGACATTTTTTCTACAACAAGTAGAAAAGAGACATACGCGATAGCCGATGCTTTGGTGCCTATTATGATAGCATCTGGAGGATGTAGAAAGATTTCAGATGTTGATTCTTATGATGATGAAAAGAATGTCTATCGGAAGCTTCAATCTTATAGTTTCTTGACGTTTCATGATGACTGATGTAAGTTAAAATTTTTGTAATATATAGGATGAAAAAATGGCAGGAACAGTAACAGGAAGAGATGCCAATTTGTGGTTCGTTGCACATTCAGGTGGAGCAAGTTTAGATTCTACTTGGCATTCTGCTAAATTCGATGCAAATCACACACATACTGCTTATGGTATAGGAGATTTCTCACTGACATTAGATAGAGGAACAGTTGAGCAAGATTTAGTTGGTGAAGTGGGTAATTTCTTCGATCAGGGAGCTTTATCAATGGATGGTTCATTAACTTCTGTTAGATTTGGTACAAGTGGTTCATCTGGTGAACAAGCTGCGGATTTCTTATTGAATCTAGTAGATGCACACGTCGATGGTAATTATAAATACCTAGCTATATCTGGTTGTATATCTCCAGCAGGAGACGGGGTTACATATTTAAGTTGGTATTTAGCATCGTGCCAAGTTACAGGATACGATATATCAATGGGTGATGCAGATACGATCACAGAAGCAAGTATTGATTTTACTGTAATGGATCCATTTAATGTTTCCTATAGTTTACCTTGTATAAGGGACGCGTGATGAAAGATGGCAGGAACAGTTTATAAAGGTGATGATGCAACAATATTGATCAAAGCTGGTGGTAATGATTTAACCCATACAACTTTGGCTATATCTGATTTTTCACTCACCTTAGATAAGGGAACTGTAGAACAGGAATTGGTTGGAGAATCTGGTAATTTCTTTATTGCAGGATCTCTATCAGTGGATGGCTCACTTACATCTTGTAAGGTGCACTCTACAGCTATTGGGTATATAGTATCTGATATGATAGATGGTGCGACAATAATGGTATCTGGATCTTGTGGTGCTGACAGTTTGAATTTTTACTTCGTCAGTGCGCAGGTAACTGGGTTTGATTTCTCAATCGGCTCGGCAGATGATATCGTAGAAGGAACAATAGACTTCTCATTATTGAAACCATATCTAGTATCTAGTGTTGGATATAATAATGCAGCTCGTGTATTTATATCTGATCAACCAATTGATAGACCAATACTATAGTGAAATCAAAATATGTTTTAATGTTTTTTATAAATACAAAACTCCAATGGAGGAGCAATAATGGCAGAAGAATCAAAAACAATTGGTAAGGAAGATTTTGATAAACTCAGAGATGATATCAGTAAGAAAAAGGGTAGCGATAAACAAAAAATAATTACACAAATAGCTACTAGAGACAAGTTAGAGAGAGACTATAAAGAAGATTTACTCTCTGTAGATTTTCAATCTTCACAGGAAACCAAACGGATGATCAAAGCAAAACGACCAACACAAACAGAAATGATGACCATAATGAGATTGTCAGCAGAAGCAGCAATTTATGAAGGGAAAATGGATCCTCAATCATTACAAAGAATGGTTGATATCTATGATAAACTTCCGAAACTTGCGGCATCTTTGACTACAGATAAGACTTTGGATGAAGTGTTTTGGAAAACAAAAATATCGTTTTCTACTTTACAAAACTTCATAACAGAACTTATTAGAGTCACACAACAAGGTCCTATGTCTGAAGCAGACATGGAATCCTTTCGTTGAAAGTGGTGTAGGACATCTAGAGTATAAACTTTGTGAATTTTTCGACACCACACCGATGCAATTGGGTGAAATCAGGAAAAACGACCCATTAGGTGTTTCTTTTATAGAGAGACATATAATATGGGAATCTCTGGAAAAGGAAAAACACTATAAAGAAATGGAGAGGAAATCGAAATCGAAACGTAAACGTTAAATGTATGTTTATTTTAATTTACGGAATCTCATTTCATAACCATAATGCACATTTATTTTTTAGTTACGCTTATGGCTCTTTGGGAAGGATTTCTATGTTACTATTTTTTTATTTACCTTTTATTATGTTAAAGAAAATTAGGTTTAAATATGGCATTTAATGACGATAAATCACCCGGGGATGGTGTATTATCTCAAGATTGGGATGATTTTGTAGGGTTTACAGAAGACATATCATCTTCACGTAGTTGGAGTACTATATCTGGAGCCAAAGATATAACTTGGGATACTACGGAATTTGATAGTTCTGGTATTAAATGGGATAATACCACTCAAAAGTGGGTTGCTGTTGATGTAACTGCTGCTGGTGGTGGAATAAGTAATGTCCATGAAGATTTATCACCTCAATTAGGTGCCTCTTTAGATGGACAATCTACATATGGTATTTATGATGTCACTTATGTATCTAGTAGTTCTTTTTCTGGTGCCAAATTAGGTGGTAACCTTTTAGGAAATGGTGATACACAAGGCGCATCAGGTTCGCATACACATCCTGATTATGATAGTTTAGGTTCAATATCCTGGACCACTCCTACAGAGGGGACAGGAATTACATTAGATGGCACCACAGGTATGGTGTCAGGTTCACTTACAGTTAAAGTTGACGATTATATTGCATCTTCAACTGCTATTTCAAAATTTGCCGGTAGTGCTCAATATTCTACAGATAAGAATGATTGGCAAACTGCTTACGATTGGGTAAATGGCTCAAGTAATAGATATGAAGAGCTTATGGCATCTGGTACAAAATACACTGAAGCATATGATGAAAGATCTTCGGAAGCAGCAGGTGATGATTTAAGTTGGAATGGAATGCAATTAGATGTTCAAGATAGTTTCTTGAGGAATGACGGTAATGATGAAACTTCTGGAAGATTAACTGCAAAATACTTTTCTGGGCCATTATCTGGTATTGCAATTTCTGCAGGTACAATTCTCAATCATATGCCATCTTCACAATTTAGAGGTTGGTTGGATGCTCTCTATCAAGAGAGTGGAACTGCTGCCGCATCTGATGTTGCATGGTCAGGTGCATCAGAATTTTATGGGTTTTCATCTAATACTAAACAAGATATAATAGATTTATTTAATGCATCATCTGCGTTTGATGGTAGAATTGATACATTAGAAGGGTATGATGAATTCGATCATACATTATATATAGTCAGTAGTTCTGCTACTGCAAGATTTGCTGATTCCTCAAATTATCAAACTCATAAAGCAGATGAAGATATACACTTTCCTTCGTCTTCGATTAGACCTTGGTTAGATGCCAAGTATAAGGGAACTGGATCTGCTGCAGCTGGTATCTCTGGTTGGTATGATTTGGATACTGGCACAGGAATAACTGCATTTAATGGAGCAGTTGCCATATCTGGTACGACAGGAGAAACATTATCTGTTGCTGGATATATAGCTAGTGCTAATACTATAGAGAGATTTGCTGATAGTAGTAATTATTCTACTCATAAGGGAGATACAGATGCGCATCATGCACAGACACATGGAAATTCTGATCATAATGAAAATTATTATTATCAAGAGAGTGATTTGACATCATTATTAGTTGATGTTTATCACCCATCTGGATTTGTAGTATCTGGTGCTGAATATTCTCAAGCTTATCAATCTGGTCAACGAGTAAAAGATTTATTTAATCATGATTTATATATAGTATCATCTGTTGCTATCGGTCGTTTCACAGATTCGTCTAATGTCAATAGTAATTATCTCGATAATGTCTCATCAAATGCTATACAAGCATTTTTACATTCTAGTTTAAAAGCTGGCAACCCTCATAGTATTAGTTTTACTGATTTGGATGGCAACGCAAGTGATGTCGTCACTGCTGGAAGTAATCTGAATTGGGATGGAGATACTTTAAATGCTACTGGAGGTGGCGGCGCTGGAGGTTATCCAAGTGGTGAAACAGGTTGGGTTCAATTTAAAGCTGGTACTGGTGGGCACAGTGGTCAAAGTCAATTTACTTGGAATAAAGATACAAATTCTCTAAATGTAATAGGAACCATATCTTCTTCTGTAATATCTAGTGCATCATTTAAATTGGGTGCTACAAAAGTTACAACAATTTTAGATGAGGATTCGATGACTTCGGATTCTGCAGTTGCTCTTGCTACACAACAATCAATAAAGGCTTTCATTAACACTATATCTGGTGCTTTAGATACAAAAGTAGACAATGTTAGTGGAATTGATGCTGCTACAGTTTCTAGTAATTTCTTCCTTGTTGGATCTGGTAATACTTTATGGACATGGTATGATGTTTCTGCATCAAAGCTATCTGCTCTTTCTGGTTCATTATCTGATAGAATAGATTCGGTTAATGATACTCCAACAAATTGGACAACACTTACAGCTGGTACCGGTATAGATACATTAACTAATATAGGAGTATCTGGTAGTAGTCCAGAGACAGTCACTGTTCTCGGTTATAATAGGATATCTGGGAATTCAATTTCTGGGCAACTTGCTCAATCTTGGGTAAAGAGTACATTTAGTGGCTCGGTGGAAGGAATAGTAACTACTCATACATCAAATATGTCTTCTAATGCACTAGATGCTTATAACTGGACGAATAATTCAGGTAGTAGATATGAAGATATATTAGCAAGTGGTACAAAATATACAAGTGCATATGTTTCGACATCTACAGGTGTATTTGCTTTAGATTCTCATTCTCATGCCGCATCCGAATCTTGGAGTGGAGCAGTTGGATACATAACAGTGTCTGGTAATGCACGAGATGCAAATAATTGGGTTTCTGCTTCTAGTCAGAGATATGAGGATATATTAGCGTCTGGGGTACAATATACAAATATTGTAGAGTCTGGAACAAAATATACAAGTGCTTATCAATCTGGTCAAAGAGTGAAAGACTTATTTGATGAAGGATTATATGCTACAAGTTCAAATGTAAATAAGACTTATCTAGATGCGGCATCTAGTAATGCCATTCAAGGATATTTACATTCTAGTTTAAAAGCAGGTAATCCTCATAGTATAGGTTTCACTGATTTAGATGGGAATGCATCGGATGTCATAACCGCAGGAAGTAATATATCTTGGGATGGAGATACATTGAATGTATCTGCAGTTGGTGGTGCATCAGGTGGATACCCTAGTGGTGAGACTGGATGGATACAATATAAAGCAGCTACTGCTGGCCATAGTGGTCAATCAGAATTTACTTGGGATAAGGCCAATACTGCATTAAATATACAGGGAACTATATCTTCAGCTGTTTTCTCTGGTAGTGCTTTAAAATTAGGAGATACAAAAGTAACAACTATATTAGATGAAGACTCGATGGCTACAGATTCTAATGCTGCACTTGCTACTCAACAATCTATAAAAGCTTATATAAATACAGTATCTGGAGCATTAGACACTAGAATAGATGCTATTAGTGACACACCAACAAGTTGGACTACATTAACAGCAGGTACTGGTATAGATACTTTGAGTAATATTGGTGTATCTGGTGGCACTCCTGAAACAGTTACTGTATTGGGTTACGATAATATTTCTGGTAATGCGACCTCTGGTCAAAAAGCACAAAGTTGGGTTATTAGTACATTTAGTGGATCCGTAGAAAGTATAGTTACTTCTCATACATCAACTATATCATCAAATGCTATAGATGCTGCCAATTGGACAAATGCATCTGGTAGCAGATACGAAAATCTCCTAGCAAGTGGGCAACAGTATACTTCTGCGTATGTTTCAACATCTACGGGAGTTTTCTCGGTTGATGGTCACACTCATGCTGCATCTGAATCATGGTCAGGAGCTGCTGAATATATTGCACATTCAGGTCAAACCAATAAACATATAGATTGGACTGCTGCTACAGAAAACTTAACTACAACTGGAACTATAAGTGGTTCAGAATTAATTCTCGATGATTATTTAAGGCATGCTAGTGATGTTGATACTTATCTTTTATTTCAAAATGATGGAATATCTTTTGTGGCTGCTAATAGTGGTGCATTATATTTAGATAAAACTGGTTTTGATGGAAATGTTGATGGTTTAAATTTAGATTTAATGTGGAGTCTTGAAGGTGGTGCTAATGGTGATTTATTATTTGCGGATGCAAGTTTAGGTAGAGTAGGAATAAAGAATAATACTCCAAATTATGAATTAGATGTTGATGGTACTATTAGTGGTACTACAGTGATGGGTACTAATATAACTAATGGTGAAGATCCTGGACATACACATTCTATATATGCACCAATAAATGGCTCTGGATCATCTTGGTCTGGTGCTACAGGTTATGTCGGAATGAGTGGTGCTTATAGTACTCATACTCATGCTGGAATGGCTTCGGAGTGGACATGGAATACTCCAACTCAATCGTCTGGAATAAGATTAGCTGGCACTGGTATGGTTTCTGGGGCTCTGGAAATCTATATAGAAGATTATATTGCAAGTTCTTCGGCAACAAAAAGATTTTCTGATAGCTCGAATGTTAATTGGACTAAAATAACTGCCATATCAAGTGGTTTTGATGGTAGACTAGATTCTTTAGAAACTGACACTCATGCTGCTAATTCGGATGACCAGAATCTTTATGAGACATTCATAGGGGATACTGGTACTACTTCGGCTGGCTCTACAACAGATACACTTGATATAGAAGGTGGAACTGGAATAACTACGGTTGCATCCACAGATAAGGTGTCTGTATCAGTTGATAGTTATGATATAATAAATGGGAATTCTACTTCTGGTCAATTAGCACAAGATTGGATTATTAATTCATTCTCTAGCAATTCCGATGCAAGATATGTGGCGAGTTCTACTGCAATAAGCAAATTCCATCCATCTGCATCTGGTGATTTCCCTTACATATCTACACAATCAATTTCCAGTAATACTATTATAATGAGATCCGAATGGGGTCAGAATGGATTTGAGAATCGAACAGATTCTACTATATCATTCACAGATGGAACAAGGACTATCTCAATCCAACCCGTTGGTGCTACATTTAATTATTATCAATCAGGTGTAAAGTATACTTCTACTGGAGATACATTAGC